GGCGATCCGAACGCTAGGTTCAACATGACCTACGAAACCAAAGCAACAGGCACCGTAAAAATGAACACATTTAATATTAGCAGTGCTGATGAGTACAAAGACGGGTTGTCAGATGCACAGTTGCTGGGAGACCTCGCATAATGGCAAGCATACTCAAAGTCGATACAATCACAGGAGTAACCACGGCTGGCTCTATTGCGGTGACAGGCGAGGGCAACTCGACCACAACGAATTTGCAGCAGGGGCTCGCGAAGGTTTGGATTAATTTTGACGGAGATGCGTCAGACATTGCAATACGAGATAGTTTCGGTGTGAGCGGAAACTTAGACAACGGAACTGGCGACTATACAATCACTTTCTCCAACGCAATGAGTAATGGTAGTTACTCACTTGCAGGTGTGGGTGAAGCAGGTGGTGGTGGTAGCGTAATGGCTTTGGCAGTAAACGGCACTGATGGTCTAACGACAGCGTCGGCCAGAATATTTACTAAAACAGGCAGTCCTGCTGACAGTAATGTGGTCACGTCTACAATCAACGGAGACCTCGCATAATGGCTAGTGAACTGAGAGTAAACACCCTGAAGGATGCCAGCGGGAACAACAGCGTGGCTACGTCTACTGTTGCACAGGGTAGTGCGAAGGCTTGGTTGGCTGCTGAAACAGACGCACAGCCATTTGACTCGTTCAACACGGCATCAGGGCAAGATAACGGAACCGGCGACTATACCTATGCCTTCACCAACGTAATGAGCAATGACGACTACTCAATTACCGCCTGCGCTTCTTATGCAGCTATCTTGGCGTTTGACAACCCTGAAAGAACAACCTCAAATTACAACGTCAGGATTTTTGCTAGGACTGATAGCTTGACTAATGACAATGCCAAAAATAATCAGGCAATCCACGGAGACCTCGCATGACAGTGACACCTGAGTTTACCGGCACACATCTGTGGGACAGGCTCTGCTGGGCCAAAGAGAACCTTGAGGGTGTGCAGTCAGACTACCGGGTTGTCTACGAGGACAGCGTAGACGAGTGCGCCAAGATACTGGTGCCTGACCCTAATTGGATGGCCTGTGCATTGCAGGGCGGTATCCTGCCGCCTGTCTGGGTATACTGGGAGTTAGCGAAGGATGAGGCACAGCCCGACTTCAAGAAACACACACGCGGCTACTTGCTGCATGACACGGAACCGATGGGGCCGATGACCGAGGAACAGGCCATCGAATACCTCATTCAGAAGGACGTGCCGCAGTCTGTCTGGCGCGAGTGGGATGCCGGTAATAAACCCAAGATGGTGATCTGCCGCAAAGAACAGCTTCCGGGCACACGAGAGTGGCGCAATGCTTGGAAGATATCTGAAGACATAGCCACAAATCATCACATAGCCGCATAGGAGCGATCCACATGGCAACCACCTACATCGTTGATAAGGACGGTAATCAAATAGATGCGTCCGAAGCCACAGTCCCATCTGACCGTCATTTTCGTGGTGCTTGGTCACTGTCGGGTAAAGTCATTTCTGAGGATTTGACCAAGGCCAAGGAAATATTCAAAGACAAAATCCGTGAAGTGCGTGGTCCGCTTTTGGAAGCACAAGACGTGGCTTACATGAAGGCCCTTGAGGCCGACGATGCGTCTGCCAAGACTGCGGCTGTCAACGCTAAGACTGCCTTGCGTGATGCACCGGCGGCATCTGCGATCACGAGCGCAGACACGATTGCAAAGCTCAAGGCCGCTTGGGATACCAGTGTGCTTGGCGACAGCCCATACGCTTCATGAGCAAGCCCACCGCAGCATCAGTCAAGGCCGAGCTTGACACTCTGTCGGCGGTTAGCCAGGAGCGCTTCATTGAGCTACTGAGCCGCGTGAAGCGCTTGGAAACCATCATGGTCGGATCTGCTGGCACCACGATCATTCTTCTAATCGGCGTCATTATCAAACAATAGCCAAACAAACATAGGTGACGGTTATGGTCGAGCCTATCAGCACAACCCTGGCCGGCATTGCGCTGGTCAAGGCCAGTGTCGATGGGATCAAATCTGCGATTGGCACAGCCAAAGATGTGCGTGATATCGCATCTCAGCTCGACAACCTTTTCAACGGCCACAGGCAGGTCCAAGCCCAGGCAAACAAAAAGGCCGGCGGCTTCAGTAACTTTGACAGCGTCGGCTCGACCGCAGCCGAGATGATCGACAAGAAGCTGGCGGACGAGGCGCTTTACGAGATCGGCACCCTGATTGATCTGCGGTTCGGCCACGGCACTTTTTCTGCAATCAAACAAGAACACCAGCGCCGGCTGAAGGCTCAACGCGAAGAGGTCAAGAGACAAGCGCAGCAGAGGGCAGCACAGCGCAAAGAGATGATTCAAGACCTGTGGACGGTGTTTATCGTCCTGACGGTCTTGGTCGCTGTCCTGGTTGTTGGCCTAGTTGCCTGGGTGGCGATGGCTGACGATCGCACGCATGTTGTTTGCCGGCTCTCTGGCTGCGAGATGCAGGACGGCATGAGGCATTGCCTGTATCGAGGTGCCAACAATACAAGCGAGATCATGACTTATAATCCGTCTACGGATTTCATACCCAGAGAATATCTCTGTGAATATGCCCCAAACAAAAAGCCGCCACTGACTTTGAGGCAGGCGCTGGACGCCATCAAGGAAGCGATGCAATGAACCGCATGATTTTCGGTGCTGACGATTACCTAAAGCAGTGGGCAGCTTCTAGGATTGGCATTGAGGGCTTTGGTCCTAGCGCGTCAATTGGCGTGCAGCGCGACGGAGAGATCATTGCGGCCTGTGTCTACCACGATTTAAGAGATGGGCAGATTGAGGCGTCGATTGCGGCTTCCTCCCCGCACTGGGCAACTCGGTCTGTTCTTTATGGGCTGTTTGCTTACCCCTTCATCCAGGTTGGTGCAAACAGACTGCTGGTGACCTGCAGCGAGGCCAATGACAAAGCAATGAAGATGAACAAGCAGCTCGGCTTCGTAGAGGAGGGCCGTCTGCGGCAAATGTTTGGCAAGCACGATGCTGTGCTTTTTGGAATGTTACGAAATGAATGTAAATGGATCGGAGTAAAAGATGGGCAAATCGGCACCTTCACCACCGCCAGCGCCTGATCCCAATGCGCTAATCTCAGCGCAAGCCGACGCTAATCGGATCACACAATTCACGCCTTATGGCAACCTTCTGTTTGGCTCGGTCGGTGATCAAGGACAGTTTGTGCAAGGCCCGGTGCCAGACGACGGACAAGCTGCAGCCTTCACTCAAGAAACGCCCTTCCAAGCACAGATGCGTGCAGCCACAGAAGGCACAGGGCTGGGCCTTGGCAATCTGGCGTTTGAGCGAGTGACCGGTCAGACCGTCATCGGCCAGAACCCTGATGGCTCACCTATCTTTGCGGATGACCCTGATTTCCAGAATCCTTTCCGCACCTCGCCCACACTGTCTGGCATTACCGCCGCGCAGGAGATTGATCCAACAACTGGCTTGCAGGCGTTTCAGCAGAACATCAGCACCGATGCAGCCCTGCCGTCTACACTCAACACAAGCGGCCTGACAGCCCTCACAAGCGATCCAGAGGGCTTCCGTACCAATGTTGAACAAACGCTGTTTAACAGGCAGCTCGGACTGTTGCAGCCAGAGTTCACACGCCAGCGAAACAGCCTAGAACAGAACCTGGCAGACCGTGGCATCCCGATCACGTCTGAGGCGTATGACAGCGCGATTGGCCGGCTTGAGACACAGCAGAACGAACAACTGCAGCGTCTTGCACAGCAGGCCACGCTGGCAGCGGGTCAGGAATCTGATCGCTTGGTCAACCAAGCCCGCAACATCCGCGCCCAGCAGTTTGGTGAGCGGGCCGCAACCGGCGAGTTTGGTCTAGCACGTCAGGGCCAAGCGTTCAGCCAGGCGGCAGCTAACACCCAGCTCCAGAACGCTGCACGCCAGCAGCAAGTGGCTGACCAGCTCCTGAGCAACCAGGTCGCGAACCAAAGCCGGCAGCGCCAGATCGCCGAGAGGCAGGCTTTGCGCGGTCAAGGGTTTAATGAGCTTGCAGCCTTGCTTGGCG